ACTAAGCATATATTCCTACGTGGTCAAACACCTGGTATAAACTCATTATCTCGTCAATGCTGGCCATAAATTCAGGCTCATTCACCGACCTGTTTTCAAACATTTCTGCAACCACTTTTTTGATTGCCATTTTTATCGGTTCGGGCACGTAGGTGGCATCGTCACCGAACCCGCACACATACTCAATCTGAACCGCGTCAGGAATCCATTTGAATGCTGGCCATGAATTGGCCGGCCACATCCTTGGGATTTCAATGTCTTGCGCTCCGGCAGCTGGCGTTTGCTTTCCGGCACAGTAGAAATCTGTGTTTTCAGTCAATGTCTGCAACGCCTGATTGGTGTCGTAATATGATAGTGATGTAATCGACTGAAGCGGAGGGTAAAGGAGCGTGATAGGATATCGTGTATAATACGGCCCCATGAAATTCCTGTAAATAGGATACCTGTCATAGAAATTATCCTGCTTCTGTACTCGCGTTTGCGTGATTAAGGCGATGTTGTAGCGCTGTTCTATCCATTGCCTTGCCGTCTTTATCATTGACGTTACCTCTGTATCGTATGTCGTGTCCGAGATTACAATACGCAGGTGAGCTTTTGCCTCTGTCAATGTTATAGGCTCAACTGATGGCGCTGTTTTTACTTTGCTGTTTTTCATGCCGCCTTCTCAATGCGTTTAGCCTTCAGCTTCTTTTGGATGTTCCAGAACATGGCGCGCTCATCGGCTGAGAGTTTTCCTAAAAATTTTTCTATGTCGTATGGTTCGCCAAGCTCCGGATTGTAGCCCCAAATGTTCTCATCGCTTTTGATGTCGGCCATTAAAGGCTCTGGCGTTTCTACCGCCTTATACTTAAACCCGTGGCCCATAATCCTTCCGTTTGAGTCGTTGTCGAGCATCCTTTCAGCGTCATCCGACCAAAGCCTATAAGTGAATGTTGTTTCCTCCACGGTGATAAGGCCGCTCTTTTGCAGTGCTTCCGCTTTGGACGGCCTCACGAACCCTATCGAGTTCTCATAGTAACATTCCTCGGTATCGGTATCGAAAAAACTTGAATTGATTTTTGCTCGCAGTCTTTTACTGACGGCCTCCAGCATGCTGCGAGACATGCACCGGCCCAATCCAAATCCAAAACCGTAATGATTTTCAACTGCTGTATAGCTTCTGGCAACACCGCCAGGGCCATCCACAAAGAGAAGGTCTTGGGAGCCGAAGAAAGGCTCCCCAGCCTTCATCAGTGGGACATAATAGTCAAGGAGTTGGTCTGCAATAATATCATCGCTGCCCAGTTCAATGATGTAATCAAATGGGCGCTTCATTGCCTCATTTAAACCGAAGTTCTTTTTTCTTCCGAGTGGTCTGTTTTCATATTCACAGAAATCAACGCCATACTTTTTGCAAAGAGGAATCATTGACTTCTCAGAAATGACAGCAAGCGCCTGATGGCCGCGTTTCATGAGGCGTTGAAGCCCCATGAAACACAGCTCAGTAATCTCAGGGCGTTTCCATACCGCCAGGAAGAAAAGAATCTTAGGTTCCTGCATAGTACTTGATACCCGAAGTATTCAACAGGCGGGAATCGGCACGCATAAAGCCTACCCATGCGGTCTGATCAAATTCAGCGTAGCGCTCCGACAGCCTCATCAATCGGTAGTTATTCACAAACCGGATGCCGAAGGTTTTCATATCACCGAACAACATTACCTTTTTGCCAGAAGCAAAAGTGCTATCCATGTCGTTGTTGATGAGATATTGATACCCGTCAATGGTAGGAGGGGCAGACTCATTCCAACCTGGTGCCCACAAAGGCCGCGCGTTCGTAGTTGACGCGCCAACCGTTACCTTTTTGAGCAACTTCAGGATGCTATCGTTGAGCATGAAGCGAGCGGATGGCGACTTGCGATAGCTTGGATCGACTGAGTGAACAAGGTCGATAATTTCAGGGAATGAAATTGTTCCGGTGGTGCCGCCCAATTTGCCAAGCGTTAAGCCTGTCTGAATACCTGACGGCTGGCTGCTTCCGGTTCCAGTTGTGAAGTAGGTATTCAATACTCTACCCAGACGTGTGCCGAACTGGCGGGCGATATGGTCAACCAAATCAACGCCAGTATCTTGCATCAATTCAGTCGATGTTTTAATCATTTTCGAGCTGAACTTGTACGCTTTAAACGTCTTTTGGCCAAAGGTCAAATCAGCGCTAGAGCTGGATGCATCCGCATTTTCAGCGAGCAATTCACCAGTGTTCCCAGTATCATCATTGGTAGGCACCGGCAAATCATTACCGGAGTCTGTGCGGTACACATCGAATATATCAATTGCCCCGGTTGCATTTGGCGCAGTTACCTGCTCCTCAAAGAAAGCGGAGATGTACTTCAGGTAGATGATGATGCGAGGTATGAATCCTTGCGGGATAGTGTAACCGCCCGCGGTCGTGGTCGTGCTTTGCGCCCGCTTTTCGTGAGCACCGATAATAAATCGTGTCTGCTCATCGAGGCCATCCGGCTTGAGGCCGTTAGCGAACAGGCGAACAAATGCTTCTTCTTCAGTGCGCGCAAGTTCAACGATTTTCCGCTCCTCAACGGTCAAAAACTTCTTTTCGAAATTTCGGGCCTGCGCTTTTTTCATCGCAAGGCTAAACTCGCGCTGAGTGGGTTGGAATTTGGGATCATACTTTTCATCCGACTCTGTGTCGGTGCCGGGAATTTTCGGGCCTCCACTCGCTTCAAGTGATTTCAAAGAGCGGTCGAGCTTGCGCGCTTCCACTTCTTTTTCGACTGCATCGGTTTCAAGTTCCCATTTATCAACCTGCGCTTCCTGGTCTTGGGTGATTTCCTTGCCAGCGCGCTTGTCTGCATAGAGCTGCCGCATACGTTCGATGGCCTTATTGCCCATATCGCGAAGCTCACGGTCGCTCAGTTCTTTGAGCGGTCTAACATCGCCATTTCCATTGGCCGCGCCTAAATCTCTCATGAATAGAATTGCTGGAAATGCTGCCGTTATTACTTCTTGATTGTATGGAACAATCGGCAACAGGATGGCCAATAATGCGAGTGCCGCAAGTCCGGCAATTTGTTTTTTATTAAGCCTTCGTAATGCGTCCTGAAACATAAAGACAATCCCAAGAATGGCCGCAAAAATTCCGCTTATTATGAATGCCGACCCGAAAGATGGGCCTGAATCAGCAACGGAAGATTTGTACTCAGCGTTATCTAGCTTGTAGGCTTCTTTAGATTCAATGGTTACAATTTTTGCAACTTCCGATTGAATCACGTAGCCAGCATTGTCTTTCATTTTATCAACCTGTGCCTTAACAGGAGGCGCGAAAAATGCAGCCAATGCGATTAACATTAGTGCGCCCAAGATTCGGTTTTTCATTTAAATAATTGTTTTTGTTTGTATTTGTTTATGTTATAGAGCAACCTCAGGTCAAGAGCCGATATCGCTTCGCGAATCTCTTCCGTGGCCTTGAGTTTCTTCAGTGACCGAGCCGCTACGCTCGTGTCAGGATATGCAGGCACCGTTACCGGGCTGACATCGTAAAGTCTTTCGCACTTAATAAGTGTGCGCACGTGTGGTATGCCTTTGGATGGGTCTCCTTTGGTGAATGTTTCCTCTGATACCGTGAAGGCAAATGATGATTTGTTGATGATGCCGCTACGGATAAGCGCACGCATATCGTTGCCAATGTTGGTATCGGGCAAGGGGTTGATTTTGTAACGTAGGCCAACATCGTCTTGCGTCAGAGTGACATTGACTTTGTTGCGGCCTAATGGCTGGTTCATGCTGTGGTTAAACAGCGCATAGACATCATCATTGAGAACGTCAGAGAAGAATCCTGGAGCAATGCGCTCAATCCATCCACCGAAATCTTCAGAATCTTTGTTGAAGACAGCGGCATAGCCTTCAATGACGTTTTCGCTTTTCTGCATGCCTCCATTCACTTCCACATCTGAAAAGTCAAGCGAGGCGGTAAAGAATCTGCGCTCTGCCTTGTCGCTGATGTCACGGATGTAATCCGATGCATCCGTGGAGCGGAATTGTATAGGCAGTTGAGCTTTTTTAGTGGCCATTTCCGTTTATTTTGTATTCAGCCTCGGCCAACTCAACAAGCTGTCTGGCTTGCTCCTTTAATTGCTGGCTAAAGCGTTGCTTTGTGATTGGCGGCTGAGGTTTTGATTTGTTGAGAAGGATTTCTTCGACCTTGTTCAGCGGCATCATGTTTTGTTGAATGAACCGCTGGTCGCCACCTTCTACCGTGGGCAACCCATTTTTTTGCGCCATCTCATTGGGACTCATGCCGCCATTCTGCACAAGTGTTCTTTGGAACTCTGCCCGCGATTGGCTGTCGGCCCTCAGATAGGAGTCGATATTAAATTCAAGCTCCATGTCTTGCTCGCTTTTAAGCGTGAAGCATTTGCTTTCGTATTCGTTTTCGACTTTTTCAATGATAGGGTGGATGGTGTCTTGCAAAAACTCAATAGCCATCGACTCAACATTATTGAATGTGGCCCGCTCAAGCTCGGACAGTTTATGAAGTGGCACCCCGAACCACCGGCAGATTGCCGCGATGGAGAAGTTGCCGCTCATGATAAATTCCTGGTCGGCTGGACTCATGCCGACATTGATGACATCCACACCGAAAGGCGCTACAATGCTGCCGCCTTCCTTCTTTTTGCTTCTGAAGGAATCCTTTAATTGCGCTTCCTGTGTTGGTGAAATCTTTTGTTTCGGAACAAGTACCTGCTTTGCATCGCCACCATCAGCCCAAAACCGCCCGCCAGTGTCGCGTCTGGCTATCTCCATGCCCAAATCTTCGCGGGCGTATGTGATTACCGACTTCCCGGAAATTGGGTCTTCTCCGAGATGTGGAACGTGAATCATTCTATCCATTGGGATAGCTTGGTCACGGCCTAAAACCTCATAATAAAGCGAGCCATCATATACGTGGATGTTCCTAATTGATGTCGGCAGAATGATGTTGAAGGCTTTGATATCTACGCCATTTCGGGCGTATTCAATTTCAGCATAGTGATTGCCGCGAAGCAGTAAATGGATAATGGCGCGCTCCCAATACACCACTTTGGAAGTCAATCGACTGGGCCTGCGCTTGAATAGTTGGTAGGTCGGATGGTCTTTGGCTTTGATTCTGTTGCCGCGTTCGTCCTCATAAAAAGGGCAGACCTCCATTGCGGAGATTACACCTGAGATAATGTTCACGCATCGCCATACCGCGCTGACGCGCAGTGCGTTTTCTGGATTTACAAGAATTCCGGATGTCGATGGGCGCATCCCGGACATGACTTGCGCCAGGGAAAAGCCATCGAGAGGGACTGCTGGATTTTCAAGGTTGACAGTATCAGCCCTTAATTCTGAATCTTTGTTCCAGACGTATTTTTCCCAAATTTTTTGGAGTGTCGCCTTTCCCATTGCCGGACTTTTGCCAATCCGGTACAAAGGTTTTAATTAGGTACACTGTCCACAAAGGAGCAATGTTCCCAAAATAGCTTTATCGCTTCTTTTTTCTCAAGTCTCGGTTTCTGGAATGTGAAAAGCTGTTGAAATCGCTGTATTTGCGGTTCCCCGATAGGCGCTGATGATCCCTTTCGGTTTCCTCGTATGCCTTGCGACAATCCTTAAATTCGACCAGATGCTCCTCAAAAACATAGTTAAAACTGGCTGTTGTAGCCTGAAATCTGAGGTTTTTAGCCGCATTATTCATAGTTTCCCATATATTTTATGCCAAAGATAAAGCCCAATTAACGTCCGTTGATGGTAATTTTGCTGCCTTCCAGTGGCACTATCCGGCAGCTGCTCATAACCGCTCTTTTGATACCAGTTGACAGCCTTGGAAATCAATAATGCCTCATCCTCAGGGCTTTCGTGAAGTGAAAACCCTACTTTTGGCCTTTGAACGAAGTCATAGGCGAACCCCATATCAATCAAAATCTCCTTCAGGATAGATTTATTGCCCAGCGGGTGCGTGTGATGCTCCATAGTGATAGAAAGAGCCGCCTCAACCAACTCATGATCAAGATAGGGGACCCGAACCTCCACAGAGTGGCACATGGACGCATAGTCCAGCGTTTTGTTGAGGTCAAACATCAAATACGTTGAGATTTCATTGTTTTGATATGCCGCATGCGTCTCTTTGTGGTGTCTTTCGGTCAATTTCATGCCATCAAACCACTGATAACCCCATGAAAAGAACCTTTGAATAGCCTTCATTTGCTCATTTGGATCGCGCATGCGGTCATACCCAAAAAACAGTTCATCAGCCCCATTGGCAGTAATTGCCACTCTAAACCCGTGTTTCGCTATCTCACGGCATGTAATCCAAGGAATAAAACCAGCCATAGTAGGCTCGCCAGACTTAGTGATGAAGTCAGTCAGCCCTTCCTCAATGCTGGAGGCTGATGGATTTGCGTGAATGAGGTTTATACCATATTTCTTAGCCACAAAGTCAGCATACTCAACCTCTGGTGATGCAAGATGTATAGCTGTTTGGCTTTGATACTGACTTGCAACGAGCGTACTATCAATGCCGCCACTGAGTAGTATACATTGAGGCCAATCGCAAGTAAGTTTAACCCGATTGACCGCCTCAAACACCTTCGCTTCAATGATTTTAAGCGCATTGGTAACGTATTTAGGATAGTACCATCGAGTTACTTTTTTTTTAATTGTTTTGACGTTAAACTCCAGATAGTGACCTGGTGGCACCGCCACAATACCCTCGAACATTGAGTGGAGCATCGTGGCGCCAAGTGATAAATACTCCTGAAGTCCTTTTTGGGATATGTTCCAGTTCGTTTTGACCGTGGCAATTGATGCCGGTGTTGATGCAAAGGCAAAAAGGTCTTTTTCGTGATAGTAGTACAATGGTTTGATGCCAAATCGGTCACGAACCAGGTATACAATTTCGCCATCAAAATACCCAAAGGCAAACATGCCATTAAGTGCATCCAGTGGCAATGGTAATTTTGAGTCACACAATAACGACCAAATAGCAATCGTGTCGCTCGGATGGTTTATGCCACCGTATACCTCACCATTATAGGTAAACATGCGCCCATTGTTATCACTCAATGGCTGATTGCTCCTTTCCGACTTGTCAACTATTGCCAAACGATTATGGCCAAAAATCACATTGCCCAGTTGCTCTACGCCATTATAATCCGGGCCTCGTGACTGCATGACGCCTAGCATCTTTTGAAGTTGCTCAACGTTTCCGTTAACAATACCGGCTATCCCGCACATACTTCCTCCCATTCAATGTTTGGTGATTGTAATATTTTATCCAGCGGGTTCATCGTTGTGTGTTTGCCTTTTACTGACATTAAATGCATGCCGTTCGGATTCACAATCACAGCATCGTCAACTTTCAGATTATCAAAAGCGTAATCGTCCAGCTTGACGTTTATGGATGTGTCGAACAGCCTCCAATCATGTCGCTCAAGAAATCGTCTTGAAAAACACCTCCCAGAGCCGAGAGGAAAATGAATTTTGTACTGAAGCGCATAAGTCTTTTGGGTTACTTCATCAAATATTTTCCACTTGGTGAAATAAGCAAAATCAACACCCGCCCGCATCAGCTCGCAAGCTCCATCCGTGAATGAATCACTCAAAAAGTCATCGGAGCCAAGTATTATTAATGGCTCACAGTCGAACTTTTTTGCCGCATCAACACCAGCCTGCCACTTTGCGCCCAATGGTTCATTTGGGTGAATAACAATATGTAGGTTGTCAAGCGCCAGACGCTCTAAAAATTTAACATCATTATCATCAGAGGCAACCACAATAAGATTGCACTCCTTGGGCTGCATGAGTAGATTTTTTCTAACCAACTCCTGCCGTCCATGCATAGCCATTACAATCGTGGGCCTCATGCGAAATCGTCATTGTTTAAAAACGACTTATGCCATACCCATATATGGTACGTTGCACCATCGCCTTCCGGCTTAGGTGATGTCCAGGAATAATCCATCTTCACAAATCCGAACCGCTCATATTCATGCGGATAGTAATATTCGCCAGGCACATCATTGGTTTCGGCCAATACAATAGCCTTTTTGGCGATACGCTTAAACTCGTTTATGATGTTGTCGATTTTTTCAATGTGGTCTAGCACTGAACAAGTGAAAACAATATCGAAGCTTTTCAGATGCGGAAGTAATGACTCATCGGCCACCATTACATTGCGAAGCTCATGCTTTAGGCTTGCTGTCATGATTCCAAGCGGGCTGATATCAAGGCCAGCATATCCAATTTCATAGAATTCTTTAAAGCGCGCCAGATGCTTGCCGGTGCCACATCCAAACTCAAAAACATTTGCCGGTCGGAAAGACTCAATGCAATCCATTAACTGAAAATTCAATGGACTAAGCGTATCATCCGCTTGATATTGGCTGTAAAATTCTTTAGGGGTCATTGACTTATTTAAACGAAAAAGAGTTCATCATTTCAGATTCAAATGTCTTCCATTGCGCCACTGCATTAATACAGCTGACTATCCCAGCTGTACGAGCTGCGGCCCGCTCAATGCGTATGTCGTCACCCTTACGCAAAACCATGCAATTGGCATTACTCCAGGCCAACACTGGATTATTAAAGTGTTCAATCTGTCCAGCATTTAAAAAACCCTCCCATAAAAAGGTTGGGATTGAGTTCCCTTTATAGCCTTGAGAGATAGGGTTGCATTGAACCCCATTAAGAACCAGCGCCTGCGTGATGTCATGCTTCTCAACGTTCACCGGAAAAGCAATACTGTGCAATGAATACTTAGAAATCTCGCGCTCAATGACGCTGAACACATACTCATTATCAATCACGTTGCCCGCGCAAACTTCAATGGATCCTTCCTTCACCCACTTATCGAAATCCATCTTGTATTGATTGTCAATAACTGCATCCGATGGCATCCAGAAAATCATCTTTACCGCGTGTAGATTGTCGCGAATGTTGGGGAAAAATAAAGACAGGCAGTTCAGTTCCCTTGATGATATAATGTGAAGACCGCCAAAACACTCGCGGCCCTGCAATTCATCCTCGGATATACCGTGCGTGTTACGCTTCCAGACATCAGGACTAATCCAAATATTCGGAGCATCGACCCAAAGATTAAAATTCAACGTCTTCACATCCACTTCAGTACTACCGCCAAGTCGTGCTGCATCATTGACTTGCTCCTGAAGAAATTCGCGGCTGACACTGATGCCTAAGTTGGGGTTGCACTTGTGCCAGCAATCTGGATTTTTGTAATTGTCACCGTCATCTATTTCGTAGATAATTGGCAGGTACTCATCGGCTATTGTCTGCCCCTCAAGGACATCAATTCCGGTTTTGCGAAGTTCGCGGAAACAGGGGCCGTCTTTATTGAATCCGGCTGTTGTTATATACGCCATTAAGCGCTCGTTCCTGGCCGCCATTGATGTGGAAATGGTCTTACTTGCCCCGTGGTCTGGAGACATGCCAAATTCGTCCACTATGCCCATTGATGCGTTAATCCCGTGTTTTCCCCCTGCTTGTTTGCTTTTCTTGTCGTCACTTTCCTTGGAGAGCGCCTTAATAAATCCATCCTTTTCATCATGTATCACATCGGTGATATTGACTCCATAAGTTCGTAATCTCACTTTGCCCTCCTCGACAAGCTCATAAAGCGCCTCCGACTGCTCGACAATGCGCCCCGCCATGTTCACGCATATCTTCGCCTGATCTTCATTGTTTGCTGCTGTGAACACCTTCGGAGTGTTAATGCGAGGGTCGGCAAACAAATGGTAAAGACCTAGCCCTGCGGCCATCGTGCTTTTCCCGTTCTTCTTGGCTATCTGGACATACAGCCGCGTGAATCGTCTACGTCCATTTTCCTTTTTAATCCATCCATAAACCTGTTGGAAAATGAACAATTGCCACGGCTCAAACTTCAATAGATTGCCCCTCCAATCTCCTTCCCATTGGCGCAGGTATCTGGCGCAAAATATCGGCATCCTATTGGCCTCCTTTTCATCGAAGTAAACATCATCACGCTCCAGGTCAGACAAGAATCGTTTGGCGGCTAACTTTATCAGCCTGCCGGTCAGCTTTTCGTTTGCCGGGTCCAGCACCCAATGAGCGTATTGATGCGCCTCAATCATTTAGCAATCTTCAATGGAGTTTCAGTGTCAAAAGCGCCAGACTTTGGTTTACCATCCTTTTTTGAAATACGCCTGAATATTTGCTCCCTTGATGCCGGATTCAATCCAAACTTCACGCCATGCTTCAGAATGTTTTGATATTCTGTTTTCATCACCGTGTATTCGGGCCGTATCTGCGAATACTCACTTCCTTTTTCAGTGATGATGGTCATTGACACGCCATCCTCCGAACAGATTTTGGCAGCCTTTGCGTACATAGCAAAACTATTGGCCAACATCGCAAGCTCCAGATGGTCAATATTTTCTTCTCCCAAACTGGCACAATGTTCCCGGAGCATGGCCACTATACTTTCCCCCTGAGGGTCTAAAAACCCACCACCGAAATCATTTGTTTTTGCCATAGTTAAGCGGTTTGGCCCCCGGTCATGGAGGCATTA